CAATGCGTTCCCGCACAACTATGCAGACAACTGGGACGATGATCGAGGTATGATGATTCTCGAGTGGGGCGGTCAACCTGAATATCATACTTGGCCCATGCAACCTACTTTTCGCACAGTCAAACTGAGTCAACTTATCGATGATGCGGACAAGATTATATTACCTAATCAACATTTAAGAGTTAGTTTAGATATTGATATAACTTACGAAGAAGCAAGTTTTATTAAAGAAGACTTTATGAACAAATACAGTATTCGAGAACTAACTTTGATTCCTGAAAAGAAAGAAATAGAAATTAACACAAATATGGATATTCAATCATTTGAATCAGTTGATCAAATTGTTAGTAATCAGCTGGTCAGTATCGAAAGCGATACATTTGATACAAAAATTCTACTGAGCATTTATAATAGCCTATGATTAAAATAAAAGATTTAACGGTTAAGAACTTTATGAGCGTGGGTAATCAAACTCAGGCTGTTAACTTTGATAAAGAAAATCTAACACTAGTACTGGGTGAAAACTTAGATCAAGGCGGAGATGACAACGGATCACGCAACGGTACTGGCAAGACTACTATTGTTAATGCCTTGAGCTTTGCACTATTTGGCAATGCACTGACCAACATCAAAAAAGATAATCTCATCAACAAGATTAACAATAAAAATATGTTAGTGACTTTGTCGTTTAATAAAGACGGTACTGATTATCGCATTGAGCGAGGTCGTAAACCGTCAATTATGAAATTTTACGTTAATAATCAAGAGCAGAGTGCAGAGTCAACTGACGATAGTCAGGGTGACATGCGTGAAACGCAGAAGGATATAGATGAACTGTTGGGCATGAGTCACGACATGTTCAAACATATTGTTGCCTTAAACACTTATACTGAACCGTTTTTAAGTTTAAAAGCTAATGAACAACGAGAAATCATTGAACAGTTGCTAGGTATAACTCTATTAAGTGAAAAAGCAGACGCACTTAAAGAACAAATTAGACAAACTAAAGAATCAATTTTTCAAGAGACTGCTGACATCGAAGCGGCTAAGAAGTCTAATGAAAAAATACAATTAAGTATAACTGGTCTAGAAACTAGACTATCGGCTTGGTACTCGCAACAGAAAATAGACTGTGAGAAAATTACAAAAAGTATTACAGAACTGCAAAGTGTCGACATTGAGAAAGAATTAGCTCAACACGCTAAACTAAAACAGTATGACGAACATGCTGCCAAGATCAAAAGTCTTAATAAAGAAAAAGCCACACTTGAAACTGCTGTTATTCAAGCAGACAAGAGTGTTAACAAATACACTAAAGAAGTAGAACAGTTAAAAAATAAAACTTGTCCTGCGTGTGAACAAGAATTACACAGTCATAAGCACAAAGAAATGACTGCTGGGGCTGAAAAGAATCTTGCAGATGCCCTAATTTACTTGCAGGGCGTCAGCGACAGCTATGCCAGCGTTATTCAAGAGTTAGATGTTATAGGAGATATCAATGGAAGACCAAGAACTTACTATGATACACTAGAACAGGCACTTAAACATCAAAATAATCTTGCCAGTTTAGAAACTGCGTTAGCTACAAGACAACAAGAAACAGATCCTTATCAAGAACAGATCGACGATCTACGTAATACTGCTATTCAAGAGATAACTTGGGATAATATTAATGCGTTAACCGGCATGAAGGATCATCAAGAGTTTTTGTTAAAGTTATTAACCAACAAAGATAGTTTTATTCGTAAAAAGATCATAGATCAAAACCTTGCCTATTTGAATAACAGGCTAACGTACTATCTTGACAAGATGGGATTGCCTCATCAAGTTAGCTTCTTAAACGATCTAAGCGTTGAGATAACACAGTTAGGACAGGATCTAGACTTTGATAACTTGTCACGTGGCGAGCGTAATCGTTTAATTCTAGGATTAAGTTGGAGTTTCCGCGATGTGTGGGAAAGTCTATATCAAAGCATTAACTTATTGTTTGTTGACGAACTTATTGACAACGGATTAGATGCCGCTGGCGTTGAAAATGCACTGAGCGTTCTAAAGAAGATGGGCCGTGAACGTAAAAAGAACATTTTCTTAATATCGCATAAAGACGAACTTATTGGTCGTGTTAATAATGTGCTTAAAGTTATTAAAGAGAACGGATACACTAGCTATTCAAATGATATTGAAATAACAGAGTAATGATTGAAGAACTTCACGATAAGTTAATGAAGGAGTTTCGAAGTTATTTCGAAAACTACACAGACTGGGCAACTAACGAAACTCATGCTGCCGGCAAACGTACACGGACTAACTTATCAGAGATTAGACACATAGTCTTAAAAATGAGACAAGAAATATTAGAAACCCGTAGGCTTAAACCCAAAATTAAATCACCAAAATACAAAGCAGAGCAACTAGCTCAGAAACAACAGGCACAAGACGACTCAAACACTAACTAGTTGATGTCATGGTATTATCAAGAAACTTTAATCGAAACATTACCCGAAGAGTGTATTGGATTCGTTTACTGCATCACTAATAACATAACTGGTCGCAAATATATAGGCAAGAAACTAGCAAAATTCTCCAAAACTACTTACAAAACAGTAAAACAAAAAAACGGCATAAAGAAGAAAAAGAAGATTCGTTCTAAAATTGATTCTGACTGGCGTGAATACTATGGCTCAAGCGACCATCTAACAAAAGATATAGAAACTCTAGGCGCAGAGAATTTCAAAAGAGAAATACTTTACTACTGCACATCAAAGGCTGAATGCTCATACATAGAGGCAAGAGAACAATTTACAAGACGTGTTCTCGAAAGTGACGACTACTACAACGGACAGATATCTGTTCGTGTACACGGAAGTCATATCAAAGGCAAACAACTAAACGGTTAAAGCTCGCACAGGCTAATTTCGTGTGCCGAACAGAAGAAACCTGGACCTAGTGTCGCAGGGATCCGTAGACTCTTGCCGTTAAGAGCACTCAACCACTATCCTTAACAGGACGAGGATCGCAAAGCTGCCGCGGTTTGGTTGTTTTAAGGAATTTAAAGGCAAAAAGAGGGAGAAATACCCACGTTTGCTAGCATGTTAGCGTATGTTAGTAGACCGCCGTCATAATAAAGACACAGCTCGAGGTACCGGATGACCGCCTCTGTAATGCTGTAACGCTAAGTGATAAAGGTGCAACTCAGATAATGTTGATTTTATTTCTTTGCCCGCAAGGGCAAAGTGTGACTGAACAATCTAGATAATATTTAAATGCTTCGCATTAATCATTATTAAATAAAAAGAAAAATAGTTCGAGCGCAAGCGAAGAACAGATGTACGCAGTACATCATTAACTAAATATAATACTATGAAAGTTTATCAAATTATTAAGGAAGATTACGACGACCTTATTGGCAGTAGTTCTGCCGGAGATGCAGCCCCAACTAATGCTGTGCAAGGTGCTGCTTCTGCTGCAAAAGGTGCGGTAAGTGCCGCAGGCAGTAATTTGTCAAGTATGTATAAAGACCTAGGTTTAGATACAAAAACTATGGTAGTAGGCGCTGTTGCCGCAGGTACAACAGTTGCTGTATTAAACACAATTGCTTCAAAATATTCTGAGAAGTATGAAAAATCTTTAGAAGCAAATGGTAAGTTGATGCAGAAGTATGGAAAGTGGGGTAAAATATTTACGGTCATTGGAATAGCTATAGCTATTAATCAGCTGTACTCAAGGTTAGCGGTAGTAGAAGCTATGTATGTTCAAGGGAAATTGCCCGGAGACGACGGTGGATTTGAAATGATGCAACAGCATCGAGAATACGCATTTGGAATATTCCAAGTACAACTGTTAACGCCCTTGCTGGTAAAATTAATTAGTCGAGTTATTGGTGCAACTAGTTTAGTAAAATGGTTTATTCGAGCACTAGGTGGTGTTAGTGTATTTGCTAGCATGGGTGCAAGTATTGTAGCAATTGTAGCTACTGAAGCATTTACCCGTTGGTTGCAGGCATGGATAGGATCGGCAGCAGGCAAACAGTTTATATCTGAATACATTTTTGATGTTATAAGATTCACTGGAAAGCCGTTAGAGTCATTCTGGAGTGAGATTTTTGGATTCTATAAAGGTGCTGACGTTAAGAAATATGGTAGCGAAGAAGGTGCAAAGAAAGCAGCTGCCGACAGAGAAAAAAAGAAAAAAGATAATGATACTGGTGCAGGCAACTTATCAGGAAAGACAGCTAAAACTGGCGAAGTAAATGGTATTGTTGTTACTGATGCACAAGGTTTCTTACTACCAGATTTAGCATTAAAATTTGATCAAGAGCTACAAGGCGCACGTCGAGATGCTATTGAAAAAGGTCAACCTGACCCGCTAGCTAAATTTTCATTAAAGCCCGGTCGACAACTACCTGAGATTATTTAAATTATAGGCATTCCACTTGTCTTAGTGGTTTCAATATTCTCTTTAACAATTTCATTAATTAACATTCTATCTTCATACGAGTATACATGAAAGAGATCTTGGCTAGATACTCCTCCCCGCATGTACCAGCTTAGTCGAAAAATTTCATCTTTTATGCCTTTGGCTTCTTGCGAGAGGTAGTCGACATACTTCTCAATTTCAGAATTTGAAAGTCGCAGAAGCCTTATGCGAAAAAATTTGCTTGATCCAGTGTCACGGTCACAGTACTTTCAGTACCACAGCTAGCGCATTTAACTGGTTGACTTGGAATATTCCAAGCTTCTTTATTTTCTTCTAGTTTAGTTTTAACCAGTTTATAAGTTTCTCTGTCAGCATTACGCATCCATTCTTCAATAAATTGTTTTTCTGTGACTGAGTGTCCGTCAACTTGTACACTTTCAACTGCTGTTAAAAATAATTGTAGCTGTAGTT